ACCTTGCCGCCCGTATAGTCCTGGGGCTCCGGAAGGACCCACTCATGGGGGGTGGCAGGGTCACCCCGGCCGCCATCAGACCAATTCGACCGCGGAGATGGGCAGTTCCATCGGAGCGGAACGGTCGAAGATGGTCAGCAGCACGGCCACTCTGTCCTTGGCCACCATCCGCACCACCGACCCGACGAACGAAGTGAACGGCCCCGTGCAGACGCGAATGCCCGCGCCAACTGCGGGATCTGCCTTGTCCGACACCAGCACCCCAGGGGCAGTGATCTCCGGCTGGGCCAGCAACTGCTTCATCACACGTTCTGGCACGGGCTGCGGGAGACCGTCTGCCCCGCGAAGCAGGTAGGACACGCCGACCGCACGGGTAACGACGTGCCATCCCGGCATGCGCGCGTCGAAGCGAACGAACAGGTAGCCGACGAACAGCGGCGCCCGCACCAGATGGTGCTTCGTGTTTCGCGCCAGCAGCGTCGGGGAGAAGGTCGGGAAGCCCTTGGGGCCGAGGTATCCAGGAAGCTCCTGCTCCCAGCCCGGCTTGATCTTGGCGACGTTCCAGAAGGTCGCCGGCCTCGATTGGTAGGCTCCCGCACTCGGGGTGCCGTGGGCACCTTGCGAGTCAACGTCTGATGCCAGGACTCGCAAGGTTGTTACCGAGTCGTCAAGCCGAATTGTTTGGCCAACGTCATGGTGTCTAATGTGTCTTGCGTGTCTCTGCATGTGTCTTACCTATCCTTTTGATAACATTGGATTAGACACAAAAGACACAAAAGACACACCCAAATGGCTCACACATGCGCCCGCACATACGCACGCACATAAGGAAACCCCGTGTCTATTGTGTCTGTGTGTCTTATTGAGCATTTTCAGTGCGTTATGTCAGACACATGTCAGACACAAAAGACACAAACCACTATGTCAGATCGCGCAATGTGGTCGCGGGTATCCAGCAGCACCGCGACTGACCACCACCTATCTGTGCGCGTGACGCCTCTCGTGAACTCTTAGCCCCCGGAAGCCCGGCCAGTGCCACGCCCCATCGCTGACCTGACCAGATCGTCCCGTCGTAGGCTCGCAAGAGCCGTGGGTGCGAGCCAACGACCACGTAAAGACCCGTGGGGGGTGCGGGGGCGCCAGGAGCAGCACGCAGCGGATGCGTTCCTAGCTTGAGACCGTGCGCCTCCAGCAGCTGCGACATCTCCGCGTAGACGCCGACAGCCGATCGCCTTTCCTCCTGAGCGTCCAACGACGACGCATCCTCCGGCACCCGTCTCAGCGTGGCCGACGCCGTCACCATGCGACGCAGCGCCTGCCCGATCGTGAGCTTGTTGCCCTGCATATCGACCGGCCATGACAGCAGGCGTTGAAGCGCCTGGTTGCCCGCACTGTCGCCCAGCGCATCATCCTCGGATACGATCAGCGCCGCGACCACTGCAAGCGGCGCGTCGGCATCATCCTCCGGACTCGTGCTTGCCGGATCATCGACCGCATCGTGCACCAGCACCCAGCGCGCCGCGGCGATCACGCCGAGCTGGTCGGCCACGCGTGGCGAGCAGCCACGATCCAGCAGCCGCTGGCGCAGCAGACGGAACAGCGCACGCACCCGCTCAACCTGATGCACCACCCTGCCCCACACGCCGAGGCCCATGGCCGCGACCTCGGCCTCGATCGCCGCGATGTCCATGCTGCCGCCATCGGCCGCCGTCGCCAGCGGGCGCAGCGCCAGGGTCGTGATGCGGCTCTCGTCCTGGGGCGTGAGCGGCGGCGGCAGCGTCGTGCCAAGAATGGCGGACGCCGTCACCGAGAACGTGCGCGCCTCATGGTCCGATCCACCCTTGATCGACTTCACGCCATCCTGGCCGCTCGCCTTGCGCAGCATGACGATGACCCGGTTCAGCGCCCGATCGCCTTCGCCGTCGCCCTCGGCCTCATCAAGAACCATCGCCGCGGCCGTCTCCGACAGCGACTGCCGCAAGCCGGCTTCGGTGAAGTCGTTCAGGTAGCGGCTGAAGGGGTTGAGATTGGCCACCATCCGCAGCAGCGTTGACTTGCCGCACCCGGCCGGACCGACCAACATGCCGTGTGCGCGCCACGGCGCCAGCGCCCCCATCATGCCAACCGCCGTGAGGCCGAGCAGCACACCCGCCGCCGTCGGCATCTCCCAGGCCCAGGACGCGATCAACGCTTCGAGCCGCTGGCCATCCGCCGCGGTCGCGCAATCCTCAGGATCCGGGGGCGCGGGGCGTGGCGGAAGGTCGGGCCACAACGCCCCGGCTTCACGAAAGCCCGCGCGGCGCTCGACGGTATCGCCCACATGCCACAGCACACGATGGCCAAGGTGCAAGGCCCATCCGCCCGGAACCTCCCACAACCCGTGCCGGCGGCGCGGTTCTGTCGGGTCGAATTTCGGCAGCGATCCACTGCGCGCCATGATCCCGGCGCACGCGTGCTTCTGGTTGAACCAGTTGAGCGGCGCCCCTTCACGGTCATAGGCCGGATAGGCATCGACCAGCCATTGCTGGCGTCCGCCGCACAGTTCCAACAGCGACGCCCATTGGCCCATTGCCTGTGCCGGCAACCCGACCAGATCACCGCCTGCATCGAAGAACCAGAACTTGCCACTGGCCTTGCCGAGCGGAACGAACGGGCATTCTGCCCACGGGTCGCATGCCACCGGCGGACCATCTCCGGGCGGGGCCGGCGGCAGGTCGCCGCGCTTGGGCGCCCGCCCACTGTCGTACAGCGACAGAACGTTGCTCATGCCGATGCCCTCGCCGACCGCTGCGCCCGGCGCTCGCGCCGCAGCAGCCACCACACTTCCGTTTCGACCAGGCGCACCATCTCGTCATCAGTGAGCACTGCCTTGCCGGCCGCCGAACGTGCCGCATCGAGCAAGTCGGCCGACGGCGCCCGAACCCCCAGCAGCGGCACGATCGCCGCCCGGGCACGACCTTTGGCCCTGAGCCGCGCGTCGTCCGCGCGGGCGCACCATTCGTCGAGAAAATGCGCCTGGATGAAGACGTCATCAGCAATCTGTTGCTCAGGCGTGCGGGTATCGACCGCATCAATCCGGTCTCTTTGAAACCGCTCCCGCCAAACCAGCGCATGCAGCGCCTCGGCATAGGTGATTTCGCCTCGCTCAACCCGAAGGGCAGCGTGCGCGCACACGGCTGCGAAACGGCTCACCGCGGACGCCCCGGCTGCCGCAGGGCCGGCGTGTGCCGAACCCGTCCCACCAGCACCGCTCCCGCCCGGTCGGTCTCGACTTCCGCGGTCAGTACATACGGGAATCCCAACAGATCGAGATCGCCCTCCCAAACCAGCGGCGCACTGCCGGGCACGCGACGCAGGCGGAAGATGCCGACGATGGCTCTTCGATCCGGATCCATGACGCTACGCGGCCCGCCGGAGGTTGCTGGTCGCCACGCACGGCGCCAGCGACCAGCCGGTGCTGAGGCCGGACGCCGCGCGCTTTTCCCGCTCTGCCCGGTCTGCCGCCGCCTGACTGTAGAACAGCGGCGCCCGCGGCAGCGCCTGGACGTAGCCGGCCGGGTCGCGTGGGCTGAAAGCGAAGACCTTGCGCGGGGCGGCTTCGCGCTCGCGCTGCAGCTCGGCGTTGCGCCCGCGCCAGGGCATCCAGACGATCTTGCGGACAGGCGTCGACGGCGCACGCGTGACGGGGAGCGACGAAGCCATGGGAACCCTCGGAAAATGGGAAAAAAGCGCGGCCCGCGCATGGGGCTGGAACTCAGCCGCGCGCGGGCCGCCAAGTGGGGATGCTCCATGGCATCCCGGAGGAAGAGCCGTCAGGCAGCCGCGGAGCACAGCCCCGCCGCGGCTCGGGATGGGTGGCACGGAGAGAGCGCGGCGAGCGGTGCCGCTGGTTCGGACCGGCGCCCTCGCCTGCCCGCTCCGCTCCGTGCCGACGGGGCACCGCGGCTGCACAACACCGGAAGTGCAATCAAACCCCGTCATCTCGCGAAACTGAGGGCGGCTCGGTGACCGGAACGTTGCGGTTCCGGTCGCTTTGCCTCACCATGGACGGTGCCAACCAACCCATGGAGAAAATCGTGTCGCAGCATACGCAGACCGCTTGCGCTCGGCCTCCGGCTCTGGACGCCTACACCGTTGAATTCCACCGACGATCCATCCGGATCGCCTTGCGCTATCGGGGAACGACCGGCCGAACCAGCGAACGCACCGTGTCGGTTCAAAGGCTGATCGGTCATGTCCAGGGCGAGGACGTGATCTACGATCGCATCCAAGCCATGTGCGAACTGCGCGGAATGACCAGGGCGTTCCTGCTCAGCGGCATTGAACTCGCCTCCGATCCGGAGACTGGGGAGATCATTGAAGACGTCGGTGCGTGGCTGGCTCCGAAAGGCATCCACCACTGAACGGCAGACCAAACCCGGCGTCACGCCACATCACCCGGCACCGAAACGCGCACTATTTTTGAAATATGCGCGCTTCGGTTGAGACGGCGGACATGCCGAAAGCCGGGATCGCCCGGCCCCTCTCCATTCCCCGTCGAGCCGCCCGAGCATCCATCGGACTGGCTGGCCGACGACGAAAGCCCTTGGCTGCTGCCTGGATAATCAGGGGGCGGCGGCCTCAAATCATCGGGCGTCACCGCACCATCCGTGATGTCCCGAATGCGCAGTGCCATTTCCAGCGTCGGCACGCGCCGTCCGGATACCCAACCATGCACGGTCGAAACACCGACACCAAGACGCTCGGCTAAGGCCGTCAGCGTGGTGTTGGTCGATTCTAGGTAGGTGCGGAGTTTCATGGTGAGGAACTTCGCATAGTGCGAAGTTTCGCGTCAAGCGCAGTTTCGCAACTTGGGTCTCATCAAGGCGTTCGCAGGACGCGAGGGTGAGCCATGAGCGGACCCAGCACAACGTTACACGAACATCTCCGCGCGTGGAGACATGTCGCGAAGTTCACACTTGAACAACTGGCCGAGCGGATCGGCTCCAAGCCCAACACTATAAGTGGATGGGAAACAGGAGGCCGAACCGTGGATCTAGACGATCTCAAGAAGATTGCAGACGCCTACGGGGTGCATCCAGCAGCACTGCTGTTCGCCCCACCCGGAGATAAACTGTTCATAGATATGAAGGAAGCATCTGCCATTCTGGCGCGGATGCCGCCAGAGGCGATCGCGGAATGGCTGGCAATCGGCCGCCGCATCGCCCCTGATGAGGAGAACAAGGAAAGCTGATTTCGCGGAGTGCGAAGTTTTAAGTTGACGTAGCCTTCGCACTCCGCGAAATTGTCTCCATCATCACGAGATGGAGAGCCGAGATGTTCGCCGTAGCCGAGAGATACGCTGGCCTTTCTGAACGGCTAAGCCTTCGCCGGCACCAGCGGCCGAAGGTCAAGTCGCTTTCCGTCGCAATCTGCGACCCCTTTTCGCAGCAAGAGCACGAAGGCATTTTGCGACATCACGTGGCGTTCCGGCGCGACCTTGCCCGGGAAGCCTCGATAGAGGTCGAAGGGGACGTGGCCTTTCGGCACGGTCTCGTCGGCGGGGACGACCTGGATGTAGAGGCGAACCGGGACCGTTCCCCACGGGGCTATCCGCGCCTCAACGGGGTCTATCACGGCGTCGCCCTCGCTGAAGGAGAAGTCAGCCGGGACGCCCTGCGTCCACAGGTAATACGGCTGCTTTTTCTTTCGGCGCTCCGTCCAGAATATGTCGAGACGGGGGCGGAATGCGACCGGGACCGGAAGACACCAGCCTTCGGCGACCTCCCCGAGACCACCGAATTCGATATCGAAATTAGCTGTTCTGTATGTTCTGGCCATGCCCGCAACGTTACGCCTTCGGCGCATCCGATCGCAACGACAACGACCATCGCCCCGGTGGCATCCTGATGCCCGCCGACATCGCCCCCGCCCAGGGCCTCCCGCTGGGCGACGCCGAGGCCCCTGACGCCGCGCACCTGCGCGACGCCAACACCCCCATCACCATCACCGGCGCGCGGCTTCCGGGCATGCCGATGCTGCACACGATGCAGAATGTCCGTAAGTCCGATCACGCCTACCTCGACATCTCGCGCCTGCGTGTCGCCGGCGGCTGGCTCTACATCACCACGGCCTACGACCACACCACTGCCGCAACCACGTTCGTGCCGGACCTCGAAGTCTTCGGACCGGGCTGCTGACATGGGCATCCCCTTCCAATCCGGCTTCGCGGCAATCGCCGAAGACGTCGCGCCCATGAGCCCGCACGCGCTGCGCATGCTCGCCGGCCGCGCCGTCGCCCACGCCGGCGCCGATCCCGCCCGCCTGCTGTGGCTGGCCGATCTGTTCGCCGGCACCGGCCGCGACTTCGTGGCCGAGGGCCTCGCGCATCGCGGCCTCGACACCGGCCGCCTCGCCCAACTGCTGAAGCGCGAAGCCGACAAGGCGGCGGCGGCGCCATGAACCTCCGCACCCTGACCCACCTGACCGCCTCCGCGGGACAGCCCGTGGTGTCCATTGCCGGCGGCGACCTCTCCGAGCTGCTGGATAGCTACCGCTCGCTGCGGGTGCACAGCCTCAACCAGCATGCCATGGTGGCGGAGGCCTCCGGCTGCATGGTCCGCATCCTCCTGCAGAACGACCAAAACGGCCGCATCCCCTGGCTTGTCCAGGGCCACGGCTGGTTTGAGACCGGAACATCCGCCGACGCCGGCACCGCCCTGTCAGAGGCGCGCGACATCATCGCCCGGAGCACGCGGTGACCGGCACCGACCTGTTCGGCGCACCCCTTCCCAGCGAGGGAAAGGGCCGCCCGCAGACCAAGGCCGCCGCGCCAGCCGCGCCTTCGTCCGCACCGCCGCTCGCCATGCCCGCCATCACCATCGACCGCCTGCCGCACTTCATCTCCCGCGCGCCCAGCACCTTCAATTTCGACGGCATCAGCCCGGTCATGGCGTTCGGCCCCGCCGTGCCGCCCGACGCCACGCAACGCGAGGCCGTGCTGCTGTGGGCCGCCCGCGCGCTCACGCCGGTGGGCACGCTCAACCTTCCCGCCGCCGGCTCCGTCGCCGTCCGCGCCTACACCTGGGACCTGCTACAGGCCGCGATCGCCCGCACGCTCGGCGCGGCCTCGCCTGCCCCGGCGCCCGCCTACGTCCCCCACGACCTCGGCGACCTGATGCACGCCGCCAGGGCCTACCGCTGGCTCGGCGACGTCACGCGCGACATGCGGGCACGGATCACCCGCCACACACCGCCCGAGTGCTGCGCCGCCGCCTACGCCCGCGCCTTCGCCGCCGTTGACGCGCTCGCCGAGGCCCTTGAGCACGCCGCCGGCGCCGCCGAGGGCGCATGCCACGAACATTTCAACATCGACACCGACGCGGAGGCCTCCGCATGAGCACCGACATAGCCTTCCGCGCGCATCTCGGCGCCATCGTCATCGACAGCGATGTCCGCTGCCTGGTGCAGCGTCTCGCCGACGATCCGCGCGCCGACGCCGAAGCGATGATGGCGCTGCACGACGCGCTGCTGGAACTGGCGGAGATCAATTTCCGCATCGATCTGCCGACCGCCGGCAACGGATACCGCCGCTGCGCTGCGCTGGTGTCCGACCATCTGGCCCGCATGCAGCCGGCAGGAGAGGCCTGATGACCCTCAATCTCGCCGCCGGCCTGACGCTGGAGGAGATCACCCCACGCCGCGTGCGCCGCGTATCGACCGGCGCCGAGGTGGTTCAACTCGGATGGTGGCGAGCCGACGACGGCCGCGCGCTGTTCGCCGCCATCGTGGCCCGCACGATCTGCGTCGCCGCCACCGACATTGCCTCGCCCAACGCCCCCAAAATGGAGGATTGACCGTGCACGCCACCTATTCTGCCGCCACGCGTTCGCCATCGCCCCCGCCATCCATCACGCTGGCACGTCTCGCCGAAGGGCAGGCGGTCGCCGCAGCGCAACTCGCCGGCATTATCGACGGCGGCGGCTACAACGCGCTTCCCCCGAACGCCCGCGCCGAGCTGCGCAGCCTCGCCTGCATCATCTCGGAATGGTCGGACCTCACCCGCTCCGTCTCTGGCGAGACAACCGACCGCGCCGCCCAGCCGCCGACCGCCACCGATCTGCGCGCCCGGGTGATTGCCGCCCTGCCCGACCTCGCCGCGATCGTCCGCAACCGCCTGCTTGGCCCAGGTGCACGGTGATGAAGATGGAAGTGCAGATCGATTGCCCCGACCTTGTCGCCGCCATCGATCGCCTGACGGCAGCCCTGTGCCGCACCGGCCTGATGGCGAACACCGGCCTTCCCATCGCCGCGACCCCGGCCTTTATCGCGAGCACCGGCCTTCCCATCGCCACGACGCCGATCCTGCCGGTGCCCGCTCCCACGGTGGGCCTCAGCCCGGACGCCGATCAGGTGGTGTGGTCAGACGAGCGGCACGTGCTCCTGGATGAGTTGTTCCCGAGCGCGATGCCGAAGGCCGACGTCCTCGCGCGCATCAAGGCCCTGCCCGGGGCCACCTTGACGGACAAGGCGATCATGATGCGCGCGCAACGCCGCGGCCTGAAGCGCCCGCGCGGCATGCCCGGCGTCACGCACACGGACCTTGCCAGCCGGCCTCGTCCCGCACGCGTCTGGTCATCCGAGCGCAACGCCGTGCTGCTTCAGCACTATCCGACCGCCATGGCGATTCCCGACATGGTGGCGCTGGTCAACGCTCTGCCGGGCAAGCAGATCGACGGCGGGCGACTGATGGAGCAGGCATCAGGCTACCTCAAGCTGCGCCGCCGGCCGACGCCGGCACAGAACCTGCCGAGCCCCGCTGTTGCGCCGCCAGCCTCCAAGCCGCCGGCCGCCACGCCGCCTGTCGCCGCGCCCACGGTGGCGCCAGTCGCGCCGACCCCCGACATCGTCGATGAAACCGGGCAGGTCCCGGCTCCCTTCATGACCATCCGTCGCTGGGCTTCGACGTTCCGCATCGACTACGACGGCGCCAACATCGCCGCCGTCAACAAGATGCGCCTCCTGCTCGGCCGCGCCCCGTTCATCCAGGTCGAAACGCCCATGTGCGTCGCGGCGGAATGACCGATGCGCCGCACCAGCGCCACCCACCTGATCGCCCCGGCCACCGCACAGGCGGTTCGGCTTGCCGACATGCACTGCCGGACCTGCGGCGCCGCGTGCGACGGCCCGGAGGCGGTCATTGCGCTCCGCCAGACGGCGAACGGCGCCGACGAATGCGCCTGGTGCTCCATCTCCCACGCCCGCCAACACGGCTGGCCGTTCCTCGCCCGAGAGCGCGCCGCCCCGGTTCGGAAGGCGCTTCAGTTCACATGCCGTCAGTAGAGTCCAAGACCCACACATGAACCTCTCAATCTCTCTCATAGATCAGCCGGCGGAGAACGTGCGCCGGATCGCCGCCTCCGACAGCGACGATCAGGCGCTGGCCCGCTCCATCACCGCGCTCGGCGTGCTGCAACCCATCCTCGTGCAGCCGATCGGCGACCGCTACCGGCTGGTTGACGGCGCCCGGCGCCTGCGTGCCGCCAGCCGCGCCGGCCTCTCCGAGATCCCGGCCGCGTTCGCCGTTGCGGCGGAGGCCGGCTGGACCACCGCCGCGGCGAGCGCTGCCAACATGGTTCGGGCCGCCATGGCGCCGCTTGACCAGTGGCGCGCGATGAAGCGGCTGCAGGAGCAAGGCTACACCCTGCCCGGCGCCTCCGCCGCCCTCGGCATGACAGAGCGCAGCGGCAAACGCCTGGACCGCCTCTCCCGCCTGCATCCCGACGTCCTGGCGGCGCTTGAGGTCGGAGAGTGGCCCGATGACGACGAACTCGCCGTCGTCGCCATGGCTCCGCCCGAGCGTCAGGCGGAGGCGCTGAAGACCGCCAACCACGGGAGCCACATCGACTGGTGGCGCATGCGGGAGGCATGCACGGACAAGACGGTGCCGGCCAGCCGCGCCATCTTCGACATCGCCACGTCGGGTCTCGACTTCGAGGAAGACCTGTTCGCGCCCGCTGATGAGCAGGAGAGCTACACGCGGGATCGTGCCGGCTTCATGCAGGCGCAGCGCGCGGCGCTGGAGGAGCGGATCAAGCACCCGCCGAAGGGCGTGACCTATCGGCTCGCTGAGACCACCAAGACAGGCATGGTGAAGGACCCGCCCGGCGCCGAGCGCGAATGGTCGGGCGATCCAACCAAGCCGAAGCGCGGCCGCATCGTGGTGTGGGAGATCCTTGAAGGCCACAATTTCGGCGACGTGAGAGGCTACGTCTACAACGTCCCGAAGGTCGGCAAGCCAGCCTCCGCCGCCAGCACCCCGGAGGAACCGTCCGAAGACGATCCCGACATCGACATGACCGATGACGAGATCGATGCCAGGGAGGACGCGGAACTCGCAGCCCGCGCCGCAGCCCCCAAGCCCCTCGGCATCACCAAGGCCGGCGAAGCGATCATCGCCGCCATGAAGACCGACGCCCTCCGCGCCAGCCTCCGCAACGCCACCACGCGCCCCCCGGCACGCGAACTCGCCCCGCTGTTGGTTCTGCTCCTGACATCGGCACCGAACGTCACGGTGCGCGGCGCCGAGGAACCGGAAGACGCGGTTGCCGGCCCCACCCTTGACGGCCTGGCGCCCTATCTGGTGAACCCTGCCGGCGACGCACTCGACAACGACGTGAGCGTGGCGAACATCGAAGAGGTGGTCGCCGAGACGCTGGCCCGCTGCCTGTCCTGCGCCACGCCCGACGTCGAACGGAACGGCTACCGGAAGGACGCCGGCCAGGTCGCCGAGTGGATCGGCCGCTTCGTGGACGCCAGCGCCAACCTCGGCCGCTTCGACACCCCGGACTTCCTGGCAACCTGCTCCGCCGCGGTGCTGCGCGAGGCGGCAGCATCCGCCGGGATCAAGCCGGTGGCGAAGGTGACCGAACTGCGCGCGCAGCTCGCCGGCAAGCTGCCCGACTGGCGACCCGCCGCGGCGGCATTCGGCGCCCCCGGCCCGCGGAGGGCGGCATGAACACGATCCAACGACACCCGCTCAATGCCTTTGCAGATCGGTGGAAACTCGATGGGGACTATCTCCGGTGCCGCTGCTGTAACCGGCCTCAGCAAGTGTCCTTTGCGCTGCATGACTTCCCGCACGCGGCGGGGTGCAAGGGGGCGAAGTGGGAGCAGGATCCGTGGAAGACACTCAGCAGCCTGCTCACCGCCCAAATCTCCAAGGCGAAGTTTCCTGAAAACAGCGCAATGGCTGGTTCAACCGTCACCCAGGTCAGGCTCAACCCGGCGCAACGCGCGTGCCTGTCCCACCTAGCCGATCGCACGCTGCCAAACGGCGAAATGTGCGTGCCGTTCGCGCCGATCTCGCGTGACACCGGGCTACCGCGCGATGAAGTGCGGCGATCCGTCCGCGCTCTGGCACGCAAGGGGCTGGCCGAGTTTCACTCTGGCTTATCCACCGAAGACGGCAATCTTGCGGGATCTGGGTATTGCATCACGCCAGCCGGCATCGCGGAGAATGCAAATGGCGAAGGATGATCCGACATCGGCCAGCACTCTCAACGATCACCGTGAACCAGCAATCATCTGCCGAGAGCGCGGATGGGCCGCTGGAACCCGGCTGGTTGGAGATGAGGGCTGCGGCCCGACCGTGATTGAGATCACGGCGGTGGGTGAGCAGCGCATCCTTGCGAAGGAGATATCACACAACGATAAGCCGCCCGCCTTCAGCGACAGCGAAGCGATGTGGGTTTTGTGGTGCAGAGATTGGAAGGCGTGCAAGTGACGAACCCCGCTTCTGAAACCACTAAGACGCCGTTGCTATGCCGCCTCGGGATACATTGGTTCGTTCGTATTTGGGGCATTCGGCACTGGCATATGGAATGCAGATGTGGGGCGCGCGAGGTGTGGGTGAATCACGTCTCCGATGGAGTCGGGTATCACCCGATCGACCACAAGTGGGGTCCATTGAAATGAGCAACGACATTCCCGCAACAACAGAATGGCGTTGGTGGGTGGGCAATGGCCCTGCCGCGGAGAGGTTCAACGGCCCCTACGCCTCCCGCGCGGACGCCATCCAGGCGGGGCGCATCGCCGGCAGCAACATCATCAGCCTGTGCGAAGCGACCAACGTGGCGCTGACGGATGAGATCGTCAACGTCGACGACGTGCTGGAGGACTGGCACTGCTGGAACGAAGACGCGTCCAACGAAGACGGCGACCTCTTCATGGACCCGACCAAGGAGCAGACGGCGGACCTGCAAACCGTCCTCAATGCGGCTTTCGCGGCATGGCGTGCCCGGCATGGCCTCGGCCACGCGTCTGTGCTTGCCGACACCCGCAACTGCGAGACCATTGATCTCTCGACGTTGAACGGCAACGAGGCAGAAGGGCTCATCAGCAATGGCTAACAGCGAGATGCCTTGGACATCGCCCGATATCGCAACGCTGCGCCTTCTGTGGGCAGAGGGTCACACCACGGCCGAGATCGGCAGACGCATGAAGCGGACCAAGAACGGCATCGTCGGCAAAGCACGCCGCCTGCACCTGAAGCCCCGGCCAAGCCCGATCAAGGGAGCGCCCACCGCCCCAACACGCGTGAGCCGGGCGAAGCCGCGCCCGGTCGGATCGTGCCTGCCGCTGCTGTCCGAAATCGCCACGCAAAATATGCCGATAATTATTCCAGCGCCTGCCCGGGCCTGTTACGCGGCGGCCTCCGCAACAAAACCCGACGCCCTGCCCGACCTGTCAACAGATGCGTCCGGCCCCCCGTTCCGGCCTCGTCCGGATCACCCGTGCTGCTTCCCGCTCGGCGAGCCGAAGACGCTCACCTTCCGCTACTGCGACGCCCCGGCCAGCGCCGGCCGGCCCTACTGCGCTGAGCATGCCGCAGTGGCGTACGTGCGAGGCCGCGACAAGCGGCCATGGTCGCTGTCCGGAGCCGCTTCCCATGGCTGAGTCCCATCAATCTCCCCCGGAGGCCCGATGACCCGCGCCGAGCTTGAAACGCTATGGGACGGCAGCGGCCGGCAGGAAATAGGGGTGGTGCTGGCCAATGGAACGCCACGCACCGGCCTGCTTGTCCGGGTCCGCAGCGAGTTTTCCCAGGGGCTGGTCCGGCTGTTCGACGACGGACCGCCCCATTGGTTCTACCCCCGACAACTCCACGTCAGCTTCGACGCTGCCGTTTTCGAAATCGAGCGGCTTGACCGCATGAAAGACATCGCCGAGGCCATCAATGTCTGACGACGCCCCCCGCTGGCTCGATCGCCTCGCCCTCGCCCGCCACATCAGCGTGCGCGTTGACTTGCTGCCCCGGATGCAGTCGGCCGGCCGCCTACCCGAGCCGTCCTTCCACCTCGGCCCCCGCTCGCCGAGGTGGGACCGCGCAGCCATTGACGCGCTGTTCCACGGAACGTCTTCTCAGCCCGCTGGGATCGATGCGATAGAGCAGGAGGCCGTCAATGCCATCATCAGGCGAGCAGAAGCGCGTCGTGCGACGGACGCTAGCGGACGGTTCAGTCAAAGAATACCAATACGCTCGAAAGGCTAAGGTCCTCACCCAGCGCGTTGCGCCGGGGTCCGTTGATGCATTGATCGGCGCCTACAAGCGCAGCCCGGAGTGGGCGGCCCTCAACCGCTCCACCCAGGCCAACTACACGATTTACCTTCGAGACGTTGCCGACCTCGGTGCCGCGCCTGTGGCTGAGGTCCGCCGCCGCACGCTGCTGGCGCTGCGCGACGCCATTGCCGGCGCCCGCGGCGTCGGCGCCAGCACCGGCTTCCTGCGCGCGTCCTCCGCCCTGTTCGGCTGGGCCGTGGACCGCGACTGGATCGAGCACAGCCCCGCCACCCGCATCAAAGCACTGGCCGGAGGCCACCTGACCGCCTGGACCGCCGCCCAGGCCGACGCCGCAGCAAGCGCCCTGCCCGAGCCTCTGCGGCGCGTGGTGGTGCTCGCCCGCTACACCGGCCAGCGCCGCGGCGACCTGGTGGCGCTGACATGGTCCGCCTGGGACGGCTCGGCGCTTCGGCTGAAGCAGCAGAAGGGCGGCGGCGCGCTGGTGTTGCCGGCGCATCCTGCGCTGCGCGCCGAGCTTGACGCCTGGAAGGTCGGCGCGACATCGACGCACATTCTGACGACAATGCACGGAATGCCATGGCAGGCGAAGCACCTGAGCTACCAGCTCCCCCTTGAGTTGGATCGCATCGGCCTGCCAAGGCTTGGCGTGCACGGACTGCGCAAGCTGGCGGCGACATCGCTTGCAGAAGCGGGGTGTAGCGCGCACGAGATCGCCGCCATTACCGGCCACCGTACGCTGGCGATGGTGCAGCTCTACACCCAGTCGGCCGATCAGGAGCGACTGGCCGGCGCGGCGATCGTGAGGCTGGCGGACAGGAGAGGACCATCATGAGCATTCCGACAACGCCCACGCATAGGAGTCCGCTAGTGATAGACCTAGAAAAACTGAAATCAGACATCCCCGCGATTGCCGCCGACCTTGGGGTCAAAATGGTCACGGATGGCCTTCCTGCGTTCCAGTCATGCGGCCTGACGCTTGACGACGCATCAACCTCCGTCAGCCTGACGTTCACCAATACTGGCGGGGATTTGTTCCGAGTCAGCCTGACCATCGAATCAGGTGACGGTTCTGACGACGCCGACGACGATTCCGAATAACCCCCATAACCTGAGAGGCAACATGCTCAAGCCGATGACTGACGCTGAAGTATCCCGCCGCGAGGCGAACAAGCCGCGCAGCTTTGACATTACCGACGAGGCCGAGCGCGCCCGCCTGATGCGTGAGACGCTAGGCTACGCGATGGTGAGCCTGCACAAGAAGGACGGCACCGATCTTGAGGGGCGCGAATGGGCATATACCGCCCTGCGGAACGCGCTCGCTGCCGGCTATAAGCTCGTCCCTCCCGACGTTTCTCGATAACCCCAGGAGGCAACATGACCCGCGAAGAACTGGCGGCCACACCGCGCAAGACGGCAGAGGAAGTCATTCTCTCCGTTCCGCTTGGCCCAGGCACTGAACAGCGCACCCGCGTTGCCGTCGAAAGCGCTATGAACACGGAATGGTGGCGCGGCTACCGGGCAGCGCAGGCAAAGGCGGCTGAGATTGCGGAGGAACGGCACGTCACTTGGCGCATGCCGCACCCTGACGATGCACAGCCGCTTGAGGTATGCGACGACATCAGCGCGTGCGCCGACATCGCTCGCGCAATCCGTTCCATCTAACCCCCCGGCGCTACACGCGCGTCGCATCCGTGGCACTGGCGATCCTCTTCACCGGAATCGCGCTGAGGATCTCGGTCGATTTCTGGCAACGCGGTGCGGGGCGCGTCGAACTGCGCCCCGCCGCAGGCAGTTCCGGAAGTGGCGGTGGCGGTAGTGGTGGCGGCGGTAGTGGTGGTGGTGGTGGTGGAATCGGCGTCGCCAAGTGGCACACCGTTTGGATGCCGGACGATTGCGAGGCTGAGGCGACGCAGGACGCCATCGTCTTCCGGTGCCCGTCCGTCGTGAAGGCGCCACAGTGACTGACCCCGACGCCGCCTGCCGCGCCTGCCGGCACCCCGGACGCGGCTGCGAGACGTGCGCCGATCGGCCGGAACCGGACGGGACATGCTGCGGTTCCCGGCTGCGTGGCGACCCGTGCGACGATTGCCCGGAGGTGGGGCCATCGCGAGCCTCCCTCGCCTCTGGCGCGTTTTCTCATTTGTTTGCCAAAACAAAGCCTGAAAACGTGAAAACGCCGACGAAAATCTAACGAAATCAGGAGGTTATATGCGTCCGATCTTTGTCATGATAGAAACTATGCCATATATTTCAATAGGTTAATCCGGCAACCGGGGCCGTTTTCACCTTGGCGACCCCCCATCGCTCACGGGAATGAGAGCAGAAAAAAAGCCCTGAGGATCGCTCCCCAGGGCCTTTCGCACGCCTGACAACCGGCCCGAAAACGTGCGTTACGCCACCCCGCGCACCTTCTCCGCCGTTCGTAACGCTCCCAGGCCCAACATCCCGAGCAGAAGCTGCCACAGGCTATCGTCCAGGCCGGGGATCACGACAACGTGCCCAGATGCCCCGAGCGCCGCCGACACGATGGGCCGGCCGAGGTATTGGAACGCCAGAGCCGCCGCGCACACCCAGCCGATCGCCGGCCGCCAACCCGCCACGAACACGCTGGCGCTCGCCGCCTCGGCCTTGTTCGTGTCGAGTTGGCCCTGCACCATCCCGGTCGCCGCCGTGAGCCGCGCCAGATCGCCGGTCTGCTGCATCTTGAGCAGCTCCAGCTTCGCCGCGTTTGCCTGTGCCGGGTCCGGCCAGATGCGGTCGATCACGCCTGTCAGTAGAGATAGTACGCCCTGGCCGGCCTCGATGCCGGCGGTCAGAGGGTCGAACGCCATCACACACACTCCTGTTGCAGCGCACCCAGCGCCGCGTTGCTCGCCCGGATGCGGAGGGCATTGCCGAGCATGGCGGACCCGTTCACCCGCCGCGTGATCTCGCTGATGCGCCAGTCGTCGGCGAGCGGCAGGCAGCCGCGCGAGACGAGATACCAGCACCCCGACATGGCGGCGCCCGCCGGAGCCGCCGCATCCTCCGGCCCCAGGCCGATCGCCTTGGCCATCTCACGGTACTCGTCCCGGCCGGTGATCTGGATCAAGCCGCGCCCCCGGTACAGCCACCCGTCGCCGCTCGCCTCGTTCCCGTTGCCGAGCTTCCCGGCGTAGCAGCGATTGGCGATCCGCTCGGGCTGGAACACGTAGCCGGCCGCGAACGCCACGGAGGGGAATCGCGACGGGAACACCGCGACCAGGCGGGCGGCGGACGTGTAGTTGGTGATCTCGACCAGCTCGCCGAGGTCATCGCCCGCCTCAGCCGCGAACTGGCCGAGGGCCGCGGCGATCCGACGCGGCGTGTTGATCTCCCACCGGTCGAATGCGGCCTGGAGGTGGCCGAGCCACACGGCGGGGGCCGCATAGGGGGCGGCGGCGCGGAGGGCGGAGGATGTCAGTTGGGTCACAGCCTCACCCCCTCGCCCACCAGGCGCAGCCGCGTCCGGCAATCCCGTCCCGCCGCCACGACGGCCTGAATCCACGATGCCAGCGCCATGTCACCGCCCCCGCGCGGGGCTGGCGGTTCCGGCGCGCACGTCGCCGGCGGCAGCGGTGAGGGTGGCGGCGGAGCGGCGCACGCCGGCAAGAGCAGCGGACACAGCAATGCCAGGGCCATCGGTGCAGATCGGCGCACGGGTCGCCTCCATTCGGATAATGGGTGCCGGCACGGGCCGGCTGAGTTGATCGGAGAGTGCGGCGCCCAGCGTGCCGATGACGGCCTGTTGCTGGGCGACTTCAGCCGCGCGGTATGGCTCGGCCGCCCTGGCATCGGACACGGCGCGGTTGGCAGCAATCGAACCCATGGCGGCACATCCCGCGCTCGCCGCGATGAGCAACCATCCGGCCACCTTTCTGGTGCGGATCACAGCGCGCGCCTCCCTAAATGTCGCCGAACCTCTTCCACGCTGGATCGCAGCGCCTCGATATCGGCGCGGCGCGCGAGGTCGGACAGCGTTTGTGCGTTCTCGACGCGATGCTCAGAAAGCGCGGTTTTCAGAGCGTCAATCGACTCCTGCAACCGCGTGTCCCCGGCAATCCGGGCCGTATCGTTTTTCGCGATGCTGCCGCTGAAAGCCTTTGCCAACAGCAACATGCCGCCCCATCCGCACGTCAGGGCCAGCATGATCCAGTCGCCCGCCTCTTTCATCTCGCCCACCTCACGCGGGCGTGATGTCGAAAACGGCCGCGCATGTGCATTGGTGTAATCGATCCCATGTGGCGTTCCTGTCGCTGTGTGGGGTGTCTGTGCGCGCCGGTCCGCACGAACGGACTGGCGCGTTTCTCAGATCGTCAGCGCCGCGGCGGTGACGAACAGCGCATCAACCTGCGCATCGGTGAGGCCGAGCAAGGCCGCGATCTTCGCAACCTCCGGGTCGCTGCGGTGCAGTTCCGTGGCGTATTCCCAATAGATCGCCGCCACGCCGTTGCCCTCTGTCACGACGGCGTTGGCATCGTCCAACAGCGTCGCGCCGGTGTGGACCGGCGGGGCTTTGGAAAGTGCGCCCTTGGCTTTCCACATAGGGACAACGGGCGGCACCACGGCGGCGGGCGGCGCCTGCAACTCTGCGATTTCCTCTGGCGTGAGATCGACCAGCACGCCGTCTACGAGCTTTTGCATGGTCAACCCCTGTAGCCAGAGACGCGAAACAAACCGCCGGCCTGAAACGACGATCCGCTGGCAAACCGGAACCCTTGGGCGGCCGAGGCGGTGCTCTGCATCCCACACCCGTTTCGTGGGTATGTGCCGGTTGCCAGAGACGCCGACGCCCACGAAATGGCACCCGATTGACCGGCCCCCGAGCAACCGTCAACTGTAACCCGGCCTGACGCCTTTATGGAATTGTCAAGGTGTGAGCATATCGGCAGGCTGGACGCTGACGCGCTATACGACGCGGTGTCGCTACTGGTGGTATACGCGTAGCCGGACGTTTGATAACTTCCGCCCTTCTTCACTAGACCAGTAAGTGCCACGCCCCCTGCATCGAGCAGGCTATCGAACTCGATTGAGATTGACGACATCTCAGCATCCCCGAACGGCGCCTCGAAATCCACCGACGTTGGCGCTCCACCCGGAATCGTCGTCGTGCCCATCGGCACCCACCCGCGCGGTCTGCCCGGCGTGTGAAATGCCGTGCCGTCGCATTGGATCAGGAACGACTCTCCTGGGTATGCCGTGATCGTCGTGCGCCCGTCGATTGTCTCCGATCCGTTCGGGTCAATCGTGATCGTCCCCGTGCCGCTGTTCGCGAACCAGCACGACCACCCAGCGCCGAGCGTCGCTGCGGCAACGAGCGTTTGCGTCCACGTGCCTGACGCGTCGATCAGCGCCCCGAGATCGGCCACGGCGAGCGCGGTGTTGCTCGTGCGCGCCGACCGCGCGACCCCGGCGCCGGTCTGCCACCCCCGCGCACCGCTCGCGTCCGTGCCGTAGACCCGGCGCGCGCCTGGCGCTGCGGAGTCGCCCGTCAGCTTCAGGCCGATCCGTCCTCCCGCAGAGTCGTCAACCGCCGTCACGGACCACGTCGCGTTGATCGCAGCGCGCGGCGCGGCGGTGACGCTCACGCCATCCTGTTGCGCGTTGATCGTCGTGCCCGACCCTGCCGCGCCCGCTGCCCCGCGCGGACCGGACAACGTCACGGACCACGCCGCGTAGGTTCCGCTGCCGTTGACTAGAGACACGTTGACGACAAGGGCGCCCGTGACCGCGCTGTAGCTCGTGACGGTGCCCAGCATCCACACCGTCGGCGCGACCGTCGAAGTGACGACGATCGTTTGCCCGATTTGGAACCCTTTGGCCGCGTCAACGACGAACGATTGCGACCCGGCCCCAGCAGCGACGCTCGTGACCGACGATGCTACGAACAGCAGCCCGCCGTGCGTAGCGAACTGGCCGATGCCCGCCGCCATGTAGCCCCACATGCGCGGGTAAGTCGCTCCGTTGACGACGATCGGGTCAAGGTAGCCTCGGCCTGCAATTGCGTCGGCGTCGATAGGCACGCCGGACCATGTGCCGATAATATTCGTCACGCCACCACCTCCAACAGTTCGAACGGCGCGCTCATGCGGCCGTGGACAGCCATTTCCAGCGGCGACAGCGTCCGCATGCGCGCGAGGAACGACGTGCGCGCCAGCCCCTCGGCATCGCCTGGGGCCATGACAAAGAACATCTGGCCGCTGATGCCGAGCCGCTGTTGAAGCGCGAGGGCCTGAGCCGCCGCCTCGGATTTCGGCAGGTTCGTGAGCGTGAAGTGCGCCACACGCTTCTTGGCCCGATGGTCGAAGAACTCCGCCCCGCCGAGCGACTCTTGAACCTGCGAGCCGTCTTCGATGCCGATCGTCGCGCCGTAGGACAGGTTGAGGCTGGGTTGCCAGCCGGGGGCCAGAACGACGCGCGGCATTTGCACGTAGCCGTCCGGGTTTTGCGGATCGCTGATTTCAACGAGCCAGTATCGCGCGATGACCGCTTCGGGCAGAACCGCCACGAACGGCTGCGGGAACAATCCTGCGTCCTCCGCTGCCGGGCGACCGTCCCACAGCGACGGGTGGCCCCACCACAGCGCGTCAACCGGGTATGTCGGCGGGAAGAGGTCGCACCAGCCGGTGTCTGCGAACGGTGCGACATCGGGCGGAATATCGGCAGCGCGCGAGGAGGCGCCCGGCGATCCAACCGGCGGCAGGATAATCGACCCGTGCCCGGTTTTGGACAACTGTGGCACAGCAACGCGCACGGTGAAATCAATCGCGCCCAAGGGGAAGAACTGCGGCGCGAAGCAGACCGATGACCCGCCGCTGCCGCCCGTGCTGGAAAGAGTCATTCGCTGGGTGCGGAGCGGTGCCGACGTGACGGGGTAGGCAAACGATGAATTTGTGCCCGGTCCCGCATAGTAATTGTTGAGATTAACAACCGGCCCGGCGATGTTGTTCAGCGTGCCTCCGACAAGACGAAGATTGGCGCTGTTGAAAGCGTTATCATAGGCGTCGCAATCAATGCGCCAGGCGGTCGCGCCCCAATCGGAAAGCTGGATGCTGCCCGTCGCGGAGGACCCAAAGAACCGCAGATCATGAGCGGGGATTCCGTCCTCGATAGCCGGGCCGATGTACTGGCATGTCACCCCCGCGGGGACAATCACGGTCCAGCCGGTCGGCAGCACGCCGCCCGCGCCGATAACGCCGGGCGTTCCGCCCTCGCCGCGCGGGTTCGTGCTGTAGTTGGTGTCTGCCGCTTCGATCAGCGCGCCGAGCGGCGCCAGCGTCACCGGGTCGTATTGATACCGTGCTTCGTCGATGGCGGCTGTCGCAAGGTAGCCATTGCAGTCGGTATAAGTCGCGATCGAGGCGCGTGTGAGGTTTGGACGCGACGGCGCAGCATCATAGCCCCGAACCCGCACCTTAGCCCGCAGCGTGCCGTTGCAGATCGGGATTGCCGCCACCATCACGTCACGCGTTTGACCGAGGTCTATCAGGCATTGCGTGGACGCCGGGGCCGTGTCGGTTGAGCGCGCGAGGTGGGCGAACTCGCGCCGCACAAGGTTCGCCGCGGGCAGCGCCGGCAGCCATGATCCGCCGGACACGGACACGCCAGCCGCCATTACGTAGTCGGGTGCAGCGAGAATGCAGTTTTTCGACATGCGTTAGCCCCACGCGAAGAGGGTTGTTCTGTTGCCGCCGCGATCCTCAAGGATGCCCGTCACCACGAGCGGCTTCCCGGCAAGGCCGAAGCGGGGCGTGTCGAGTGCGATGATCGATCCGAGGTCCACGCCTGCCGCCTGATCGGGCGCTACGACGAACGACAGGTAGGTCCGGCGTGCCCCGTAGATCGGCGCCAAGCGCGTTGCCTCGGAGATTGCGTCGGCCTCGTCTCGTAGCAGCGTCTCGACGGTGCATGGCTTGGACGATGGGTTGCGGCCGGTCTGCGTCGCCGGGTTCCACACCGTTGGAATGGTGGCGCGTGCCGTTCGGTAGGCCAGCGCGAGCCAGTCTTTGCGTGCGTCGGCGGCGCCTGAGACGGAGGCGCCGGACTGGACGGTCCAGTTTCGGCCGTAGTGCAGTTCGATTTCGTAGGCGGGGATGCCGCGCCCGTCGTCTTCGGTGGGGATGAGCGTGAGGGCGTCAATGATCTGCCAGTGCCCGAACGTGACGATCGGCGGCCCGGTTGGCGGTTCCAGGCGGCGGAGCACGAACTGACCGTTGCGGTCCGGGGTCCATGACGCGCCGACGCTGGCGCAGAGGGCATCGAGCACGACGCCGATCTGCGTCCCGGCCGTCACCAACTCCGCGTCCGTCGCGCCCAGCGTGTCGCCGCCGACGCCGACGAAATACCCCACGACTGCCGGCTGTAGCGCGTCCAGAGCGGCGACGCCGGATACCGTGGCGCCGGCCCGCGCAAGCACCGTCTGCACCGTCTGCGCCACCGTGCAGCCGGCCGCTGGGGCGGCGCGGGCGCTACAGGTGATGGCATCGCTGCCCGGTGTGGAGCCGAGCCGGAAGTAGGCGCCTTCTGTCGTGTCGCCGAGAGACCAGTCGTATTTCCCGACCGCCGGCGCCGTCGCTTGCAGGGCCGCGACGTTGGCGCGGGCGACGCCGGGCGTGAGGGTGTTCCCGTTGTCGAAGACGGCGGTTATGGCGTCAATCGGGGCGGCGCTGATCTGGTAGATGAGCAGGCTGGCGTTGACCCGCGGCGGCGCGAAGTTCTGGCACTCGCCGATCAGCAGCGGCTTGGACTTGCTCTTGAGATCGTCGGCCACCCCTTCCACGCCGTTCGGCAGCACGTTGCCGCCGGTGTAGCGGTCGGAGACGGCCAGCTTTTCCGCGACGGCCGCGGCGACGTCGCGGATGCGGACGGATATCGTCGCCCAGGTGGCGGCGATGCTGTCCATGGTGCCGGCGAACACGGTCTGGAACGCCGCTCGGCCGGCTGCCGGGTCGCCGCGTAGGATCGTCAGGGCGCGACCGTCCACGTCCCAGGACGCCAGGAAATCCAGCGCGCCGTCGGCGTTGGCGAGTTCGATTGAGCCGTACGACACCTCGCCTCGGCCGCGCGTCGTGCCGGCCCGCCAGAGGTGCCGTTCGTAGGTTCCGGGCGAGATCACGCGCGGGAGGTATTTAGTGTTGGGCGGGGCGTCGCTGGGCGTCGTCACATAGGCTTCGCCCGTGCAGTAGCGGAGCGTTTGCAGCGTGTCGGAGCCGGGCGGCAGGCCCGAGATTTCGACCAGGTGGATCATCGGGCCGCCCTCAGCCTTGTGGTGGCCTGTCCGCCGGCGGCGATCGCCGTGCCCTCGGCGACCTTGTTGCCGACGTGCACGCCCACCGCCGCCGTCGTCTTCCGCAGCTCGGCCAGTTCGAGCCGCACCGCGCGCAGCTCGGCCAGCACCGCCTGGGACGAGTTGTCGTTGCTGCTGTAGCTGCCGCGATTGATCACCGGGAGGATGTCCGCGAACTGCGCCGCCGCGGGGGCGCTCACCACATACTCACCCCCGGCCAGCGGTTGCGCCGCGCCGCCCGCCGTCATGGCGATGACGCTGTCTTCGTTCCACGCCCCGTTGCTCACCCAGCCGCCGGCGGCGAGGCCGTGCAGAGATTTATACTCGGGCAGGGTCTTGATGCTGGCTTGGACCATGGCGTTGGTCCAACCCTTCTGCGTCATGGCGTCGGTCCAGGTCTTCATCCCTGCAGCGTCGGGCGCCCGGTTGAGCAGGGCCAGGTAGTCCTGCCGCACGAGGTATTCCGGGGTCTGGGCGATGCTGGCCTGCACCGTTGCGTTCGTCGCCCCGGCGTCCAACTGCGCGACCCACGGGGCAGATTCCGCGCCGACGGGAGCGCGACCCAGCATGGATTGATAGTCGGCCGCCACGGTCGCCGTGTGCGTCGGCGTAGACACCGCGTCGAGTTCCTTCTTGGCGACCGCCGTAAGCTCCATTGCCTTCGCCAGCGCCAAGATCGCGTCCCCCACGCCCTTTTGGCCGTTGCTGTAGGCGGTCATCAGGTCGTGGATGCTGCTGGTTGTGCCCCCTGTTCCGTCTGAGATGGCCGTCGCCATAGCCGTCTTCATCGTTTCGATAGCGGCGGACGGAGACCCCTGCTCCGACAACGCCTTGGCCATCGCCGACACGCTGTCCGCCCCACTTGAGACGGCGCCGGACATCTTCGACACGCTGTCAGAGCTGCCGGACACCGCCCCCGACAGGCCAGAGAGGCTGGTTGCGCTGCCGGATACGGCGTCGGCCATCTTCGACACACTGTCACCGCTGGCCGTCACAGCGCCCGACAGGCCCGTGATGGCACCGCCCGACGCCGTCACGGCGCCCGACATGCTGGTGAGGCTGCCCGCGCTACCGGACACCGCACCGGACAGCGCAGTCACAGCGTCACCGGAAGCGGTCACCGCCCCGGACAGCCCCGTGATGCTGTCACCCGCCCCGGACACCGCCCCGGACATGCTGGTCACGCTGCCGGCGCCCGCAGTCACCGCGCCGGACATGCTGGTGAGGCTGCCAGAGGTCGCCTGGGCCGCATCAACAAGGGCCTGATAGTTGTCCGCCAGCGTTTCGAGGCTGCCCCCCGTGGCCGCCCCGCCAGCCGTGACGGCGTCAATGATCCCGTGCAGCGTGGCGTCGTTGGGGGTCTGCACAAGCGCCGCGGCATCGATCATCGCTTGCAGCTTGTCGTTGACGCCGCCGATCGACGTTGGGTCTTTCTGTGCGTCTACAAGCGTCGTGGCGACGCCCTTCATGACTTCGCCGAGGCCGTTTCCGGAATTTTCGGTCTGATCGATCAGGGCGTTGATCGCTTCAACGTCGCCGAGGCCCGTGTCGTGCGTGACCTGCTTCAGCGCATCCAGGCTAACAATTGATCCGCCAAGCCCCGAGTCAATCACGGACCGAATCACTTCAAGAGAGGCGAGGTCAAGCGCCGACGTGGCGCCGACCGTCTTCTCAAGCGCCAGAAGCCCGGCGTCGTTGCCGTGTTCGGCCTGCTTGATCGCATCGTTCAGCGCGGAGATGCTGACATTGGTGTCCTTGGCCAGATTGCAGATTGCCGTCTCGACATCAAGCGTCCGCTGCGAAACCATCGCTTCGGTGATGTAGTAGGCTTCGGCCTTCGTCAGTTGCGTGTTGGTGTCTTGGAACAGTTCGGCATACTGCGACGATGCCTTGCCGTAGTAGGCTGCCGCCTTGCCCAGCATGGTGTCGCTGTCGCCGCCGAGCCGGCCTGCCGCCGCTTGGTCGCCGTTCTGTGCCGCGGCAGCGTCGGTCGCGAACGCCTGCTTCGCCGCGATCAGTTGGGCCTCTGGAGATAGCGGCGAGTTTGCGCCGGTCGCCATTCCGCGGATGTAGGCATGCAGCCCGCTGGCCACGCTCACCAGCGCGTCGGTGTTGGATTGCAGCGTCGAGATGTGGGCCTGGATCGCATTGACGTAGGCGTCGCGGGCGGATTTCTCGGCCGTCTGCGCCGCCGTCAAACCGGTCTCCGCGGTCGCCTGGGCCGCCTGGGCCTGGGACAGAACGAGGGCCGCGCGTTCCAGCGTCAGGACGGCGGTGAGTTTCCGCACCGCGTCGGTGTACTCGGTCATGCCGAGGTAGGCCGCGCCGAACGCCGCGGCGTACGTGTCGGCCAGCGCCTGAAGTTCGTTCGCCGCGGCGTTGTCGTTGGCGTAGAGCGCGGCGCCGGCGGTGTTGCCGTTCGCGGTCAGGATGCGGGAGTTGTAGTTTTGGTCTGAGGTTTTCTGCGCCTTGTTGAACGTGCGGAGCAGGGCGTCATGCTCTACGGTCAGAGTTGTGGTGAGGGCGGCCAGTGCGTCTTGGAACTTGCCGACCGTCGCATAGGCGTCGCCGTAGATGGCTTTGTAGGACGCACCAAGGGCCGCAATCTCGGAAACGCCCGCCGCATCGGCGCCCTTGACGGCAAGGTATGTGTCCTGACCCACAGCCTTCTGCTGGCGTGTCGTGTAGCTCGCGAGATACGCCGTCGTGACCGCGTCGGCCTCGGCGTTCGTGGCGGCAATCGCCTTCGCGCGTGCCGCGTTCAGCGCATCTTCGGACAGCCCGTATTTGACGGCGCTGGCGGTGACCGCATCGAATGTCGTGTTGATCTGGCTGATGGCCGTATCGAGAGAGCCGATCGTCGCCACAACCGGCGCGCTGGCGGTCAGCGTGTCGAAGTTTGTTGAGGCATTCACAGCATCTTCAAGATCGCTGTAGGACGCGAAAACGCGGTCCAGAACCGTTTTCAGGCTCGCACTGTCGGATGTCGTGGAGAACTTGAACGCGCCTGCCGTGTTGCCGAAGTCATCAACCTGCCCGGCAACGCCCGTGTTGTTGCCGCCGACGATAGACTCTCCGCTGGCCTGGATGGCATGCGCCGCCATGAACGCGTTGACCTTGGCCATATTGGCCATGTCCGCGGTCCATTTCTCCTTGGCGACGTCGTTGTAGTGCTCGTCCGTGCTGCGGATCTGCCCCGACGCGTCGGCGGTGGCGTGGAAGCCCCAGCCGTTGTGGGGTGCGCCGGGGCCGAACATGGAGCCGAGCGCGCCGCCGCCGGCGCCGCCGACAAGCCCGCCAATGAACAACCCAAGGGCCGTTCCAATGCCGGGGATAATTGACCCGATCGCGGCGCCTGCCAGCGCGCCAGCCGCCGATCCGACCTGCGTTTGATCCTCATGGCCTGGGTTGATCGCATTTCCGATCATGCCGCCGAGCATGTAGCCGCCGCTGACGCCAGCGATTCCGGCGCCCGCCAGGGACGCCGCGCCCGCGAGGCTGGTGCCTCCGAGCGCCTCGCCGCTGCCGTAGGACGCCGCGGCGAAGGACGACTCCGGGGACATCGCGGCGATCGACTCGGCCGACATGCCGGCGCCGGTTCCCAGGTTGGCGGAACCCCAGGCGTTGATGGCTCCGGTTGTCTCGGGGCCGAAGAAGCTGCCGGTTGAAGCCACATTGTCATAGACGGAATAAAGGCTCTTGCCGGCGTTGTAGATGTCCTTCCCGAGGGTCACCATTGATGAGCCGGACGAGGCGGACCCCGACGCCGACCCGCTGGCGCCCATGAACGCCCCGACAATCGGCGTGACGATCGGACGAACGGCGGCCTCTGCGACGATGCGCGCCAGCGTGGCGATCGCCGTCGTCTGCATGTTCTTCCACATCTTGTCCCATCCGCCGCCAGTCGTGGCGAACAGGTCGGCGAACATGTCGCCGGAGTAGCGCACGATGTCATCTGTGCTGCGTTCGGCGACACGCTGGCGCTTTTCTTCCTCGCGCTCGGCCGCCTTGGTGATGTCGGACTGTGCGCTTTCGTTCGCGGACACCCACTTGGCCGCCGCAGCCTTTGCCTGATGCGCGGCTTTCACCTCCGCGTCTGAGCCGAGCAACAGGCCGGACGTGGGGTCCAGGTAGGGCTCATCGTAGGCGGCGCGGCGATCCTCGGCGCCTTTGCGCACGGCGGCAGTTTTGGCGTGCTCCGTCTTTTCTGTGAGCGCCTGCGTCTTTTCGGCAAGCGCGATTTCGGCAAGGTGCTGCGCCGTGCCCGCGCTCATTGCGCCAGCGTCGCGGGACTCCTGAATTTTGCCGATGCTGTCTGTGTATTTCTTTTCGGCAGCGGCACGCTTATCGAGACTGAGTATCAGCGCCTCGGCCGTCTTGGCATTCGCGGCGGTCTGTTGGTCGCGTTTGCGTGCGTCTGCGCCCGCCTGCTCTTTGTCGTCTCGCGCGTTGAACTCGGCCTGCGTGCGCTCCCGCCGTTCATATCCGTCATGGATGATGCGGTCTTGTTCGGCGATGCGCTGCATCAGCGCATCGTCGCTCAAGTGCTGCGTGCGCATTTGGACTTCGTCAGAGTGCCCGCCGCCGACCCGCGCGCGTTGCTCCAGGCGAAGGTTTCGCGCCAAGTCCTCTGCGGCCTTGACTTCGGCTGCCGATTTGGTGGCGGATGCCTCGCTGTCGGTCGGGAGGATGTAGCGCCGAACGCTGTTGACTGCGCCTGCCGCCGCCTGTGCTGCCGCCGCAATCGCCTGCGACAGGCCGAGCGCCTTGTCCAGATTGGCGCCGAAACTCACCATGGACGAGCCGAGGATATCGAACGAGCGGCCCATCGTCGGGGCCAGCTTGTCGAACTCTTCGTTCAGCTTCTCACCGGCGCGGAGCAGTGCCGGGAACACGGTATCGGCCGTGAGCTTTCCCTCGGACCCCATCTCGCGCAGTTGCCCGATGCCGACGCCCAATTCCTGCGCCAACTTCTGCGCAAGCTGCGGCATGTTTTCGAGCAACGAGCGGAGTTCATCGCCCTGTAGCTTGCCGGACGCGAGGGCCTGGCCAAGTTGTTGCACGGCGGCGCCCGTCTCTTGCGCCGATCCGCCGGACAGGATGCCCGCCTTCTGGATTGTCGCGACGAGATCGACAACCTGGCTCTGCGTCGCGCCGATGTCCTTCGCGGCGACCGCGAACCGCGAAAATGCCCCGGCGCTTTCGGTGATCGCCACGCCGGTTTTTTGGCTGAGTTGGTAGAGGCTGTCGTAGGCACGCGAGGCCGCTTCCACGGACCCAGTGGCGCTGCCGAGGCGTTGCATGGTCGCGGTGTAGGCATCGCCCATCTTGGCGATGGCAACGCCGCTGGCGACGGCGCCAGCCCCCAGCGCGGCCATCCCGGCAGCGGCGCCGGACAGGCCGGATGAGGCCCGCAGAGCGGACGCGCCGAGGCCTCCGAATGCGCCGTCCAGTCGGCCGATCGTGCGGGCTGCGGCGTCCGACACGCCAGCCAAGGCGGTGACCGATGTGCCGGCCGAGGATGAGGCGGACTCGATCTGGCGGAGCGCGGCCGATCCATCCCTGCCGATCGATTCGAGGCCGCGGCGAACCGCATCCGCCTGCTCAAGCGTGAGGCGGATGGCGACGGTGCGTGTTGCGGAACCGCTCATTACGACTGCCTCAATTCGTGGGAGAGCCAACTGGCCAGGACGCCCGAAGCATTCTTGCGGATGTCATCGATATGCGTTTTTTTCTTGAGCTTGACTTGCTTCATCAAGAAGAACATCGGGACGAACCCGGCCTTCTGGACTTCGCGCAGGCGTGCCGCGCGGCCTTTGAAATGCCCGGTCATGACCTCCGCCGCGCCGGCCACGTAGAGCTTGAGGCGCCCGCCGCCTCGGCCAGTCTTGGATTTTATGCCACTGGCGGACCGGACCCGGAGACACCACAGATGCACGTTCGGGCTGGTTTTTGACCGGATCACGAACGCCTCGCCCTTCGCCTGCTTCATCTGGTCAGGCGTGACGCGCAACCCGCCGCGGGATCCTGCATTCCGCCGGCCTGCGGTGGCGTTGTAGCCGGTCGGGAAGCAGAGCCACCCCTGGCCCTTGTGCGTGATGCTGGCGCCAGTATCGTGCGCCTTGGCGATCTCCGGCATTCTCGAATAGATCAGCGCGGCCGGCTTCAGCGTGCGGGGATCGCCGCCTCCGGTCGGGTAGACCCTGATGCGCCATGCGTTGGCGAGGCTTCGGCCTCCGTCCTTGAAGCCGGTGCCGCGGGCGTCGGCGCGCAGTTCGGATTGCACCTCGATCGCGGCGCGCTCGACGCCGCGGCGGATTTTTGCCGCGACGTCACGCACCTCCCGGTCGAGCATTTTGCCGAGGTCGCCGGAGAGGGTGGCCTTGACGTACATCACTCGCCCCTCATTTTTCGGGCCGCTTCGTCAAGCGCCGCCTTGATCCCGCCGAGTGCGCCGAAGGCATCCACCACCCAGGCGGCTTGATCGCCGACGCCGCCGGGGTCTGGCCAATGCCCGATGCCGCCCATGCCATCCAGGCAGGCGAACCACAGCCGCACGAAGTCGTGCCAGGGCGCGCTGATGGTGAGGCGTGGGTTATCCCGGCACGGTTCGTCGCCGATCAGCCAGTCGCCTCCGTCGTCAGGTCGGAGGCCGCCGGCGAAGGCTCCGGGCGCTCGGGCGACGGCGAGGGCGCCCCGGAGTTTCCCACCGCGGCCGGAGCGGGCTGCAACAGCACCACGGCACGCCAGCCGATCGCCTCGATTTCCTCAACAGGGAGGAGGTCAAGCAGATCCTCCGGCACTGCGCCGCGAACACGCGCGAACGGCGGCAGCGACGGGCCTTCCCAGCCGCGCAGGGCGTGGCGTGCGGCAACCCATGGCGCCATGCCAAGGTGCCGCTGGCGGGCGCTGAGGAGTGCGCCGTAGGACGGCACTGCGGAGCACATCGTCTCGATTGCGAAAATCCGCGACGCCGCGGCCGTGTCGTCTGGATTGGCCTCCGCCGTCTCGATTGCGGCGAGCAGCTCGCTGGCGTTGTCGGGGGCGAGTTCGGTGACGGCCGCGCGCATCGCATCCATCATCTGCGGTCGGGACGGGTAAATCCCGCCGTCGCGGGCGAGGTCGGCGCGGTACGCCTGGCGCTCGCGAAACGTCAGCGGAGCAATGAGGTAGGCACGCTTCGAGCCGGGCGGGGTGAACCGCTCGGCGTCGCGGCGTGAGAAGACGGGATCGGACATGGGCGGACCTCTTTAGAACTGAGCCAGGAACAGGGATGCGTCGGCGCCCTCAAGCATGAAGCTGAAGTCGTTGCTGCCGAGGCCGTCGCGGGTGCCTGGCTTGAGCGCGGTTGCCTTGGCGACCGGTCCGGTGACGCAAAAGCGGTTGCCGGCCGTGGTGCCGATGACCGCGCACAGCGACATGGCGGTGCCGGCCTTGAACGAGTTGAACAGGCCGACGCTCGTGGTGGTGTTGAGGAGCGGGTTGATCGATCCCGCGGCCTGACGCGACAGGGGCACGGCAGTGCCGAACCCGTCCGCGGCTTCCGGATCGTCCGGCACTGTCAGGGATACGCCAGCCTGCAACGAAAGCGTGCTTGCCTGCGCCTTGATCTTGCCGAATTGCAGCTTGCCGGCCACGAAGCGAGGCGGGGTCAGGCGTGTGATGGAAGAGGCGCCGGCCGGGAGTGCCACAGCACTGTGCGCGCCCATCTGCGCCTGAAGTTCAAACGTCACGAAGCCGATGCCGCCGGTGGTGAGTTCAAGGCTCCATGTGCCCATAGCGCCCACGAACGTCCACAGCAGGCCGTCCGCGTAGAAATACAGCGTGACCGACTTGTCCAAGGAATCGTCGCTGGTCGGGCTGTAGAGGACGTTGATGGGAATCTGCGCGAGCGTGGCGACGGTCGCCGCCGAACCGAGCGTTTCGCCGATCGTTATGACCTTGGCGGCGGTGTAGTCGCACACGGTTGTGGTGGTGGCCTGATCACCGGAGAGCAGCAGGGGCATGCCGCGGTATAGCTGCGCCGTCGCTGCGAACGGGGCGCCGCAAGTGACCGTCGTTGTGGTTCCGGACGCCGCGGCCGTGGGCACGCCGATGGCGGCGGCAGTGACCGTCTCCTTGAAGGTGCAGGCGGTCATCAGCTTGCCCCACTCCGGGGCCGTCCCGGCGGTGCCGGACCCGCGCAACGGCACCTTGATCTTGATGGTGGGCTTGAGGCCGCCGATGATCGACGCGGCCTGATCCAGTGATCCGGTCTGGCTTGGGTCTTGGATGACCTGGGGGTTGTAGGCAACTTCGCAGTCGCCGCCGACCCAATCCCCAATGGAAGGCGATCCCGCGATGACATCGACGCCGTTCGTGACTTCGGTTTTCACAGCAACGGCGGAAAACCGCATCCGCACCAAGTTGGTAGCCATGGACATCAACTCCGTTAGATGTAAGGGGAACCCGTGGGGGCGCAGGCGCGCATTTCGAAGCGGGCCGAGAATTCGCCGGCCGGACGCGCGCTGTCGGTGGTGTCGTAAATCTGGAATTCGGCGCCCTGCTCTGCCGCGTCGCTGAGGCCGGGGGTGTCCGGCGTCCAGCCGGCGAGGCACGCAACGACGGCGGCATGCAGATCATTGAGTGCGCGTTCGGCGCCTTCGTCAGTGTCCGCCACCACGTAGCCGATCGCCGCGAAGGCGACCGTGTAGTGCGTCGTTCCGGGTTCTACCGTCTCGTCCGCGTCGATACCGTCGCCCTTGAGAACGATCCGGGGGAGCGGTTCGCCGTCGATATCGATCAGCGACCGGCGGGCACGTTCGACGGGAATGCCGCCCAGCGCGCCCGCCAGCCGGTCGGCGACGGCCTCAAGCACCGCCTCGCGGATCGGCGTCACGGTGCCCGCCCGGACAGGCTGCAGCGCCATGAGGTGGCTTGCGCGTCGCGGTCGGCGGACTCGACGCGGTATGTCGCGGCGCCGATGCGGAGTTCTGCGCCGCGCTCGGGGGTCGCGTCGGCGCAGAGCACATCCGCCGCGACGGTGCCGGCGATGACGGCGCCGAGCGCGTCGGTTGGGGTGCTGATGATGACCCGGATCGGCGCATCGGGGAACGGGGCTGGCGGAACGCGATAGTAGGCGTCCATGCCGAGGTTCTTGTCCCGGTGCAGTGTGGCGGCGGCGCGGTCGAAGGCGGTCATCTCCGCGCCGCTTCCTGGACCATGACGATGGAGGTCGGGCTGTCCGCCGCGGCGACGCAGCGGACGGGGCCGGCGGGCACTGGCGACGGCGCGGACCACTGCCAGCCGGTGATGCCGGAGGCGCCGCTGAACTGCCACGCCGCGCCGTCGGAGATGGCCGGCAGCGTGCCGTCCACGGTGCATGCGACCTGGGTTGGCGACTGCACCTGGATCACGAGGGAGGAGCGGGCGTCGGCGGCGGCGACGATGGTCTGTGGCGTCGTGGTGAGCGTGGTGGTGCCGCCGGCGTGTGCCAGGGCGGGGGCGAGCGTCAGGGCGGCGATGATCAGTCTGCGCATGCGTTCTCTCCTGTTGCGCCCCACAAGCTGCGGGCCGTGCTGTCGCCGATCATTGATTCTTCGCAGTGGTGTTTGCCGAGGAAGCCGAGCTGGCGGCAGATCCATGTGGCCCATGCGGCGCCGGCCTGGCGGTCTGCTTCGGCCTCCTGGCTGACCGTTCGAAGTCCGCTGCGGCCGAGTAGGGCGGCGGTGAGGCGGTCGAGTGCAAGCAGGATGTTGCGGGCGTACTGCTTCACGGCGACACCTGAGAGAGGTCCAGAACCTGAGCGCCACGCGGGGCGGTGATGAGGCCGAGCGCGACCAAACCCGCAATTCCGCCGACGATCGTAGGGTCGGAAACGTCGATCTCTTGGGCGCTGGTCATCAGCAAGAGCAGATCGCCGGTGAGCGTTGATCCCCTGATTGCCGCGCGCTCGGCAGAGGTGAATCGGCGGACGAATGACAGCGTCGAGATGATCGTTTGTTGCGGAGGCGGAGGTGGCTGCCACCCCTCCGGCGCCATGCCGGCAAATGTCGTGAGCGCCGCCGCAAGATTGGGCGCCGATACCGCGGTCCCGCCGGCCTGCCACTGCGTCGGGGATACCTGCGTTACGTCTCGGCCGAAAATATCGGTTGCTGCGGAGGCTGAAACGGTCAAGGCGGCTAGAATAACGGCAGCTAAAATCGCGCGCATCAAAGTGCTCCCTGGCTAACGGTGCCCGTGCCGCCCGTGCCGCCGGTCGTGCCGGAAGGGGCTACTGCGGCGCCCCCGGCGTTCTGTGGCGTCAGGACGGCGAACGACGGGGGATTCAGGGTCACGATTTGGTATCCGCCCGAATTGCTGCCGGCCGGGGCGTTGCCGCCGCTGCCGGTGCCGCGCCCGTTGCCGCCGTTGCCGCCGTTGCCGCCGGACACGTCCACAGCGTTGGCGATCTGCGTGCCCAACAAGGACTCCGTCACGATGTAGACGAACCCACCGCCGCCGCCGGACCCGCCAGCACCGCCGCCCGTATTGCCTGCGGCCGGCGTCGCCCCGTTGCCGCCGTTGCCGCCTTTCGCCTGGATGATGCTGGCCGTGGCGTTGCTGCCGCGTTGGATGAAGCGGGCCGAAATGACAACCATTCCGCCGCCGTAGCCGCCGCCGCCGCCGCCGCCGCCCATGTTGGTGCCGTCACCGCCGCCCGCGCCGCCGCCCGGCCCCGACGTGCTCGCCGTAGCCTTGTTACCACTAACGAAGAACCAGCGCCCGACCTCGCCGCCGGTAAAGGAGAAGCTGGCGCCTCCATTCACGGCGAGCCCCGCCGCGCCGCCATTGGCGCCGACATTACCCGCCCCGGCGCCACCAACCGCGCCGACTGTGGCGCCGCCACCCAGGCTGTTGATCGTGCTGCTGGAAGCCCCCGCCGTCCCGACCGTCGTGTTCGCTGTTCCGCCAGCCGCGCCGGGCTGGTTTGGAATCCACATTGACACGACGTTGCCGCCAAGGGCCGACGTTGCCGCCGCGCCAGTCGCGCCGCTGGCGTTGTTTCCGGTGACGCCGTTGCTGTAAATGGCGCCGGCGGGCGCTGCCGAGAGGTCCAGGGCCACGGCAACGAAAATCCGGAATGCGTTGACGTTGAGTCTGCCCGTCCCGGAAATCGTCAGGTTCCGGTAGCACATGTCGCGTGTGAGGGTGACGTTGCCTGACGTGATCGACACGTCGCCGTCCGCGCCATGGCACCACGCGAGAGCCTGTGTTGCGAGCGAGGCGCCGGGCGCCGGGATCGGCTGCGCCCACGCTGACGCGGCGAGCGCCAGCGCCAGCGGGAGGGCGAGGAGGAGGCGGCGCATCAGGGGGCCGCGGGGTGGGCTGGTGTCCATTGGGCCTCGCATTCGGTTGGCAGCCCTCTCCCGCGCGGGGGAGAGGGCGTCGCTACGTGACCGGCTGTTAGGTGGCGACCGGCGGGCACCGGATGAGCGCGACGCGCACCGTGGCGTCCGCCGCCAGCGCCGCCGCAGTCGCGATGCCGACCTGATAGTTGGCGGTCGTTGTCGTGGTGATGCGGCGGTTGGTGCCGTCCCAGAACACGCGGGCGCCGGCGGTGATCGCCAGCGCCGGTTCCTTCGTGATGTCGAAGACGCCTTCGGTGACGATCGAAACAGTGTCACCGGAGACGCCGCTGACCTCGGAGACGCCGAACAGGGCGCCGACAAGGATGCCCTGGCCGGCGGTGACGGTGGCGTAGGGAACGACGGCCGAGAGCACGTCGTCATTCTGGACGAAGTTTGTTGCCATGGATTGATGCTTTCCTTGGAGCGGGCGTTATGCGCCGGCCGATTTCGTCATGCCGCGGTAGTCGATCGCCTTTGCACCGAAATTGTGGGTGACCTTGATCTTCACGCCGTCTGTGTCGAAGTCGATGTCCTGGGCGATGCGCGGCCCGGCTTCGCCTTCGAGGTAGCCGTAGTGGATGGTGTCGATGCTGCCGGGCGAGGCGAGCACGTACCATGCCGTGCTACTGGCGCCCGAGCCGAGTTGCAGGCGCGGTTCCACGATCACGTCATACTGCGACGCGTAGGGGTTGACCGATCCCGGCACGACTGCAGAGAACTGCCCCGACGCAAGCTGGCGGGCAACGGCGGAGAGCGCCGTCGGCACGAGCAGGAACTGGCCGGTGAGGTTGAGCGGCGAGGTGGTGTTCGGCGCCGTTTGCAGGTTGAGCTTCGCCTCGGCCGCGGCGAGCTGCGAGATGCCGGCCGCGTCGGCCGTCAGGACCGAGCCGGCGCCGGTCAACAGGTTCCCGTGTGTGGCGTGGAACAGCGCGACGCTATCGGAGAGCGCCGCGTTGGCCTTCACCAGGTTGTAGACGATGTCGGACTCAAGCCGCGCCGATGCGGAGGCGAACAGGGCCGGGATGCGGGTGAAGCCCGACAGGTCATCGTTGACGATGGCGACGTAGCCGATCGCGATGGCGCGGCCGTAGCGGGCGAGCGACCACGTCTCCGCGCCCTCCCCGATCGTTCCGAAGGTGACCTCGCCGTTTTCGGAGATGGGCTGAAGGTCCGACGCGCCGGACAGGGCGATCGCCTTGAAGCTCTTGAAGTCGGGCAGGTTGTGTTGGGTCGCCCAAGGCAGGAACGTGCGGGGGGCCTCGATATATGCCTGCCGCAGCGACTTGCTGGCGGTGTTGGCCAGCAGGTTCGGGAAGTCGCTGCTGCTGTGCTCACCGCCGGCCGCGTAGATGCGACGGGGCGAGAGCGCAGCCTCGGCGATCTCCATCTTCGTCATGCCGCGGGTCTTGATGCCGACCTGTTCCAGGCAGTCCTGCGCCACGTCGGCGAGGGTCATGCCGCGGAACTGGCGGGCACCGTCGGCAAGCACGACGCCCGGCACGTTGGCGCGGCACTGCAAGGCGTTGATCTTGAGGTCGCGCAGCGTCTCGTCACCATCCCGCAGCAGCACCGCGCGCGGGTTCGCCGGGTTGATCGGCGGCAGCGGCGAAACGACGGCATCGATCACCGCATCACGGGCCGCATCGACGGTGGCGCCGGCGGCGAGCTGAGCGACGATCCAATCGGCGCCGAGGCGACCCCGTTGGGCGAGCGCCTGCAGCTCGGCGAGGCTGGCGACCGCCGGGACCACGGGCGCCAGCGCGACGGGCGCCGGGGGCGGCGGAGGGGTGATCGTGGCGGGGGCTACGGCGGTCAGCATGCGAGGGGACTCCTGTTGCGTGTAGAGGGCGAGAGCCGCCCCTGGGGCGTTGCGGAAGGCGGAGAGGTCGAAGGTTGCGGCGGCTTGGACGGGGGCGAGCACCGTGTCGGCAAAGCCCGCCTCAAGCGCCTGGTCACCGGAGAACCACGTCTCGCAATCGAGCATGGCGGCGACTTCTTCCGGCGTTCGGCCGGTGCGGGCCGTGTAGGTCGCCAGCATCGGCGCGCGGAGTTGGTCCAGCAGGTCGGCGCATTTGCGCATCTGCGTGGCGTCGCCAACGCCGATCGTGCTGGGGTTGTGGATCATCATGAACGCGTTGGAAGGCATGATGATTTCGGTGCCGGCCATGGCGATGAAGCTGGCCATGCTGGCGGCGATGCCGTCGACCGTGACCGTCCGGACGGCGGCGGCGCGGGCGAGCATGTTGTAGATGGCGAAGCCCTCGAAGACATCTCCGCCGTTGCTGTTGATGCGGATGTCGAGACTGGTGACCGGGCCGATGTCCTTGAGGGCGGCGCGGACACCGGCGGCGGTGACGTCCCAGCCGATCGCGCCGTACAGCGCGATTTCGGCGGCGCCTTGCCCGGTGATCCGAGCGGTGACGCGGCCGATGCGATCGGACTCGGGAAGCTGGTCTGCCAGCGCGTCGGGCAGCGGGGCGCCGGGGGTTCGGGTGGGCGGCATGCGGCGGGGTCCTTTGCTGCGCCGCATGCCGCGTTTTGGCGCATCAAATGAGGGCGCAAAACGCGACATGCGGGCGGGAGGGGGTCAGGCCGGTCCGGTCGCTGCGATCTGGACGCGGGCGTTCTGCTTGGCGTCCTGGGCGCTTCCGGCGGCGGCGGCGATGCGGCGGGGGTCGCAATCGAGGATGATGCCGGCGGCATCGAGCGCCTTGTTGGTGGCGGCGATGGCAGCGAGTTGCTTGCGCGGATCGTTGCCGGTTTGGCTGACTGCCGCGTCCCAGGTCAGGAGGCCAGATCGGATGCCGTCTTTCGCTGCGCCGAACTCGGCTGCCGGGTCAAGCATTTCGAACTGCGGCGGGTTCCACACGACCGGCCAGGGGCTGTCCCGGAACGGCAGCACGCCGGCCCGCTGCGCCTGACGCGCCCAACGTGCGTACGTCGGGGTGCAGAAGCCGGGGATGAGCACATGCCACTGCGTCGCTTCGAGGCGGCGGCGGAAGGCCAGGCGGCCGGCACGCAGGCTGCTGTAGTTGGCGCCGGTGAGGTCGCCGGTCAGCAGGTCGTAGGTGAGGCCGATGCCGGTCGCTATGGCCAGCAGATGGTCGCGCTTGTAGCTGGTGGCGTTGGGGTTCGGCGGCGATACGGTCGTAACGGTGTCGCCCGGGCGGAGGCGTTCGATCATGCCGGGCGAGAGGGAGCGGCGGACCTGTCCGGTTTCCGGGTCTCGGGTGCCGGCGAGCGGTGCCTTGGCGGCTTCGGCGCCCGTGGTGACGAAGACGGCGAGGCAGGCCTGCACCTTGGCCTGTTCCAGCAGCGCGTCTTCGTATTCGTCAAGGCTGCGAAGCCGCATCATGACGGGGGCGAAGTCGGAAACGCCGCGAAGCTGGCCGGGCCGGTCGGCGCGGAAGATGTGCAGCAGATCCTCAGTGGTGACGCGGCGGGATACGACGCCGCGGAGTTGCAGCATTCCCCAGGCGTCGCCGGGGTGCCGGTCGAACAGGTGGTAGGCGCGGACCAAGCCATCGGGGCCGAGTTCGATCCCGCCGCTGATGATCCCGCCGTCCGGGGTGCTGGCCTCCTGCCAGGCGTTGAGATAGTCCGGCTCAAGTGCGGTGAGGGCGAGCGGGACAACCAGGCCGCGGGCGCGGGCGGTCGCGGCCGAGAGGTCGGTGAGCTGCACCAGCGCCTCGCCGGACTCGGCGCGCGTTCGGGCGACCATGGCTTGCAGGGCGTAGTAGCCGGTCGTTTCGGCCCAGGCGTCGAAGGCGGCGTCGGCCTGTTCGTCCAGGGCGGCGTCGCCGGTGGCGCTGCGCGGAATGATGCCGGTGCCGACCTCGTAGGCGACCTTCAGGTCCAGGCCGGCGGCGGCGTAGGGGTTGTTTCGAACGAGGTCGCGGGCACGGTCACGCAGGCGTGGGAGGGCGTCTCGGGCCTCAGTGGTCGCCGACGTGCTGGAGGCGTTCCAGCCGCGCGTGCGTCGGCTCACCTTGGCGCCGTCGTAGGCGGCGAGTGCCGAATGGGCGAGACGCGCCTGAAGGCGCCGCAGCGCCATGTCCGGCGCGACGGCCTCGATGGCGCGGTCGATCCACGAAGCGCCCATCAGTCGCGCACGAAGCTGCTGTAGGCGGTGCCGGGGAGCACCGTCGGCGACTCCGTTTCGGCGCGGAGGATCGACCGCGCCGCAATGAGTTCGGCGATGCTGCGATAGTACACCTCGCGGCCGTCGGCGAAGCGGACACGCAGTTCCGTCCCGGCGATGGCTGAGGTGAGGGCGTCGATGTCATCCTGGATTACCATGGGGGTCCTATTCAAACCAGTCGCTGCGGTCATCGATCCAGGCGGCGTGGGGAGCCTCCGCCGCCGGGCCTGGAGGGGCGTCCGGCGGCGGAGGGGGTGTCGCCGGCGCGTCCTGGTGGGGGGCCGCGGCGGCGACGCTGGCGGTGCCGGAGGGGACGGCTGCCAGATCGGATTGCATGAGCGTGACGAGGTCGGTGGCGGCGCCGAGGCGGCGGGCGGCGAGGGCCGTCCAGTCGGCGTCGGTGAAGGCGGCGGTGTCGTGGCGGGCCAGCGCGCGGGTGCCGACGGCGATGTCCAGTTGCTCGTTGCGGGCGCGGATTTTGATCCATTCCCGCATGGCGAAGCCGGCACGGCTGCCGCGTTCGACGCAGGCCTCGGCGGTGAGCTGCTCGAAGAAGCCGAGGTCGAGACGATCCGGGAAGCGCATGGCGCCGCGGGGCCAGACGCCGTCGGCGTTGGGCCCCTGTTCGGTGAGGCGGAGGGCGGAGGCGATTTCGGCTTTCAGATCCCAGGTGCCGGTCGGCCAGAGTTGCACGCTGCCGATCTTGCGGCCGTTCCAATCGACGTCGGCCACGCTGGGCGAGCCGATCGGCGGCATGTTCCACTTGGCGCGGCCGTCGAGTGCCATGACGCGGGGCTGGCCGCGGTGGGCGTGGCGGCGGACGTAGCGGTAGACCGACTGGGACAGGTAGCCGGTATCGACGCCCCAGCTTTCGGCGTTCCATTCGCGGCCCCAGGCGTCGCGCCAGCGCATGGCGAGCAGCTCGTCATGCTCTTGCCAGACGGCGTCCTGGGCCGGGTCGCCGAGCAGGATCCCGCCGTCGATCCAGGTCTGGCCGAAATCGCGGTCGAAGCCGTAGACGCCCCATTCGAGGCGGTCGCCCTGGACGTCGGTGAAGGCCTGGAGGAACAGGATGCCGGGCGGAATGCGCTTGGCCGGCCAGGTGGTGCGGCGTTCGTAGAGGACCTGATGCGGCACGACGTCGTGCTTCTGTTCGAAGGCCTCGCCGCGGACCTGCTGGGTGGCGACCTTTTCGAGCAGCATGTCTCCGGCGGCGGCTTCGAGGCGGCGGGCGATCCAGGGCCAGTCCACGAACGGGCTGTAGAGGGCGTTGATGCGATAGCCGGCGTGGGTGAGCTGCAGCTCGGGGCGCTCGTGTACCCATCGGCCGCTGGCGAGCATGTGGGCTTTCTCGTGGTGGGTCAGCAGGACGCCGCAGTCGGGGCCGGCACAGAGGTAGCAGGCGGTCTCGGGCTGGCCCTGGGTCCAGCGGAAGCGGTCGAAGGTCAGGGGTTGGACGAAGCCGCAGTGCGGGCACGGCACGGCGAAGAGGGCACGGCTGCTGGCCTCGTAGCGGGCGGTGATGCGGCAGCGGCCTTTGATGCCCGGCGTGCTGATGGCGATGTTCTTGGCGCCGCGGCCGGTCCAGGCGGTGAGGCGGTCCTCGGCCATGGCGACGGGGTCGCCGCGGCCGTCGACGTCGAAGGGGTATTCGCTGATCTCCTCCATGATCAGGACGCGCTTGGTGCGCATCTGCAGGCCCTTGGAGGAGTTGGCGCCGGTGAGTTCGATGCTGCCGGCCGGGAAGACCTTGCGCAGCGTGGTGCTGCTGGCTTCGTCGCGGCCCTTGACGTCCAGCACCCGGCCGCGAACGGCCGGGCTGTTGTCGATCATCGGCTGCAGCTTCTCGCGGTTGTAGGCGCGGGCCTCGTCAATGCTGGGCAGGACGCCGAGGACGGCGGCCGGGGTCTCGTGGGCGATCTGGCCGAGGGTGTTGAGGCCGACGTTGGTCTTGCCGGTCTGCGCCGAGCCGATGAACGTGACCATGGGGACGGGGTCAGCGAGCGAGCAGCGGTCCATGGGTTCGCGGAGGTAGGGGACGCGGTCGGTGCGCCAGGCGCCGCCGAAGGGGCTTTCCTCGGGGCCGAGGCGGCGGTGGGCGTCGGCCCATTCGGAGACGAGGCGCTCGGGGTCGGGACGGATGGCGGCGGCGAAGATGCCCGCGATGAAGGCGTCCGGGTCAGTCAGGCCTTCGAGTTGCATCGTCGGCTGCCTCGATAAGGGCGACCTTGAGGGCCTGGGTGATGCGGGCGGCGATGGCGTGCTCGTCGGTCAGGCGGACGAGGTCCGGGGCGACGTCGCGCGCTACGAGCAGGAGGCGGTCGCGCAGGCGGCGGGTGCGTTCCTCGAAGGATCGGCCGGCGGCATCGAGGTCGACCAGGCGGCGCCTGGCTTCGGCAAGCTCGAGTTCGGCGAGGGCGGCGTTGGCGTGCTCACGGCGGCGGCGGGCGGCGGCGAAGGAGGCGTCGTCGTCGTCGGCCTCGCTGCGGCGGGTGGTGGCCTTGGCGGCGCGGACGGTGGCGGGCGGATCGCCGAGGATGAGCGCGGCTTGGCGGGGATCGATGGTGCCGTCGGGCAGGATGGCGGCGGAGAGGCAGCCGTTGCCGACCTGCTTGGAGATGGCTTGGCGGGAGACACCCCGCATCCGGGCGAGTTCTGCCTGCGTCACCCCCGGTGGCGGGGGTGATGGCAACCCGTCAACCGGAGGTGTCGCAAGGTGCGTCAACGTGTCAACTCACTGAATTTACCGGAACTAGAGATGGTGAACGACCTTGCCGCC